ACTTCGGCCATGAAGTCTTTGGCTGTGACTCCGCCAAAGCCGATCTCGTCGTAAATAGAAATTTCGACTTCGGCTTCGCTGTCCGGGGCTTTGTGAATTGCATACCAGTTGGACTTGGAGGCCATGCCCTCGGCCTCGTTGTCAAGTTCCTCGCTTTTGCGGTTGGCCCACGACTGCCCGGCGTCTCCACCCCACAGCGCCCATGCGATGCGGCCCGCGCTTGGATAGCCATCCTCACCCGGGCGGAAGCCGTCGGCCTTTTTGTCGACCTCGTGCCGGGCGAAGTAAGACTTCATGCGTCGGACGGTGTCGGGCGAAAGGTTCTTGCGGTTTTTGATGTCGCGGGCGCGGGCTACTCCGACTTCCGTGCCGCCGCGATTGTATTCTTCGCGCCAGGCAAGGCCGCGCTCGGCCTCCTCGGCCATGAGCTCGGTGGGCTGAAGGTCAACGGCCATCGGGCGCAGGCGGCGCGGTGACGGGCTCAGGGTTCGGATTGAAAGTGGCGATGCTGTCGGCGCTGATGCCAAACTCCGCGGCCAGTTCGGCCAGATACTTGGCTTCGGTCGCGCGTTGGCGTAGCTGGTCTTTCCACTCAAGGCCGCGCTCGGAGTAGTCTTCGCTGTAGGTGCGGAGGCCGGAGCGGACGTCGTTCAAGTTGGCAGCGGCTTCGCGGCCGTAGTCCACGGAGGCGGCTGCTGGGCGCTGCCACTCGACTTTGAACCAGTTGTCGTTCTGCGGGATGAGGCCGCGCTGCATCCCGATCGTGATGACGTGTGCCCAGACGCGGGAGCAGAGGCGGTCGATCAAAAGGGCTTGGCGTTGCTCGAAGGTTCTTTGGGCGCGGACCAAGACGGCGCGCAGTGCAGCCCCGCCGGCCTCGGCTGGGCGGGCGGCAAACTCCCAGGGCACGCCAAGGTTGAGGCAGACTTCGCGGAGGAGGACGTCGCAGAACTCGCGGAAGTTTTGTGACGGGCGGTTCGATGTCCACGAGATGAGGTCTTCGCCCATGCCGAGGCGCGGGATGGCGCCGCCGGCGTTGCCGAGGCTTTCTACGGTGACCTCGCTGTTGTCCTGGGCGTTGACGCTGGCGGTGGATTCTCCAAAGAAGTCGGCGCCCTGCGGGTTGCTGCTCTTGATCGCCAGGGCAATGTAAGACGAAATCTTGATGGCCATCTTCTCAAAGCCGACCGCGTCGCCTACGTCTCGAAGGTGGTTGATCGATGGAGCAAGCGGCGTGACGTAACGGAGCTCGTCGCCCTGGCTGGCTTCTCCGACGTGGATCAACTGCTGGGCAGGGATGTCCTCAAAGCGGGCTGATGGGTCAACGCTGTCGCCTACGAGGTAGCGGTAGAAAATGGGGCGCAGCTGCGGATTGACCACCACGCCGTCGATGATGTTCTGGCCGCCTTCGCGCGCGGCAGGGTTCGACGGCTCGTAGATCGAGGAGCGGGCGTCGCCGATGCGGTGAGCCAAGATGAGTTGAAGGGCGGGATAGCCGGTGGTCTGCGCGGTGGCGCGGAAGAAGACCTCGCCGTCGCGGTCGATGGCAATGGAGGCGATGCGTTGCATCTCGCGCCAGGTGTAGCGGCCCTGGACGTCGGCCACCCGGGACCACTGCTCGAAGAAAGTCTCAGAGGCCAAGTCCCACGCTTCGTCGCCCGAGCGGGCTTGCGGACGAATGCCGCTGCCGACCGAGTAGCGGGCTTTCTCGTTGACGAGGCCGCGGAGAAAGGGGGCGTTGTTGTAAAGCCAGCGGGAAAGTTTCATCAGCCGCTCGCGGTCGGCGCCGCTGACGTCAATGTGTGAATCGACCGCGGTGGCGTTGTAGGGGAAGCGGCGCTGGATGGACGGCCGGGCGGCGTCGTAGCTCAAAGCCTTCGGGCTGAAGGCGCGGGTCACAAGTTTCCAGCGGTCGGCTAATTTCATGTAAGCGGGTAGTTGAACGCCAAGATGGCGGTCTTGCTGGTCTTGCGTGTCAGCCAAAGCTCGAGGTCGGCGGCGGCTAGATCCTTAATTTGTTTCCAGCAGTAGAAAGCCATCTCGGCCACGGTGCCGGCGGTCTGGTCGGGCGGGAGGCTGTAGCTGTAGGACTTGCCGCCCATGCTGGCGCTGACCAAGACGCGGCCGCCTTCCTTCTGAACGGTGAAGTTGTTCGACGCGATGGTCTCAAGCGCCGCGACTGTTTTTGTGGCGTCCTTGTTGTTGGCCACCCAAACGGAAAAAACGAAGGAGCGCGGAGACATTGCTCACGCGATGGGTTGTCAATCGGTGGGCGCGGCTGCGACGGGCTTGATGATGTTGCCGTATTCGGCCAGGGCGAGGATCATCAGTTCGGCGTCGAGCATGTGGTTGGGTCGGCGGCCGATCTGTTTCCAGAGGTAGGTCTCGCGGCCGGTCAGGGGTGAGCGGCGCATGATTTTGCGGTGGGCGTCGAGGTGTGCTTTGTATTCTTCAGAAGCATCGGCGGCTACGGTCCACGCTGGGCCTTGCCCGCCGCGGAGCCACTCGAGGACGTCTTGCGCGGCAGGCGAACTGAAGAGCATGAGGAACCAGCCGCGGCGATAGGGTTTGATGACGGAGATGGCTTTGCGGAGGGATTTGCCGAATTTGACCCCGTAGCCCTCGAGGCGGTCTTCGCCCTTGGCCGGGATGTATCGGTTGCGAACGCAAACGTCCAAGACTTCGTCGGTGCGGAAGCCGCTGTCGACCACGACCAGCTTGGCCATCATGCCGCCAATGTTGCGCTGGGTGTCGAGGCCGAGCTCGGTGACTTTGAACTCGAGGTCGGCCCAAGTAGTCAGGCGGCCTTCGTCGATGAGCTTGCTGCTGCCGTCTTTGGCGAAGGCGCGGCAGACGAAATAGAAACAGTCCTGTTGCACGTCGACGGCCATGATGCGGGCCGTGCCTTCCTCGATCGGCGAGCGCAGGGTGTATTCGCCGACGGTGAGCGGCCGGCTCTCGGTGGTCATGGCTTCTTCCCAGGGCTCGGCCAGGATGCTGTTGACGAAGTCCTGCAAACCCATCAGGGATTGCTTGTCTTGCAGGAATTTGACGGCGAGAGCGCCAAAGGACCGGCGCACCGAGTAGAGCGCGGAAAGGTGATAGCTGCGATGCCCGGGTAGAGCGCCAAGGTTTTCCGCGCGCCATTCGCCTTCGCGGAGCATTTTGGTTTTGCTGGCGTCGGTGATGTGGCCGGCGCAGTGCGGGCACTCAAGGCGGGCGGTCTCGCGGACGCGCTTTAGATCCCATCTGTTATCGTCGATCTTGGCATCTTCGTTCCACTTCATCATGGGCCAGTTGAGCAGGGTCATTGCTTGGCAATGTGGGCATGGCACCCAGAAGCGGCGCTGGTCGCCCTCGAGCCAGGCTTTCCAGATCGAGCCTTCCTGGGTGGTCGGCGTGCTGGTCTGCACGATCAGGGCCATCGGAAAGGACGCGGTGCGCTGCACGGCCAGCTGCACGGCGGCGGCCTCCTGCTTGGTCTTGGTCTTGTATTTGTCGACCTCGTCAAGACAGAGGAGCGAGATGGATCGGCCGGCCAAGTTGCCGGGGCTGTTGGACCCGACGAACCATAGGTGCATTCGGCGGAAGGCTTGGTCGAGGTTTTTGAACTTGTCCTTGTTGCCTGGCATTTCGGCGCGCAGGACTTCGTTGTCGTCGATCATCACTTGCCAGCGGGACTCGGAAAACGACTGCGCGTTGGTCTGGGTGTCGAGCACCCACAGGGCCGGCGCTGGCGCGCGGCACAGGCGGTAAGCCATGCCGACTTGGATGGCCGTGCTCTTGGCCACTTGGGCGCCGCACAGCAGGGCCATGGAACGGACGCCGCTGGCTGGGTGGAAGGCGTCGAGCCATTCGCGCATGTAGGGGTAAGAGCGGACGCGAAACGGCCCAGGCGATGAGGTAAAGCGAGACGAGAAGGAGATGTTGGCCTCGGCCCACTCGGTGACCGACTGCCGCGGGTGAGGCACCCATTGAGCCTGCCACATCCCGCGGGCGCGTGCGCTTGAATCAGGAATCCAGGCGCAGGGCATTGCCGGTGTTGCTTAGGGTGGAGAAGACTTGCTCGAGGTAGTCGGCCACCGTGTCGCGGGCCAACTCGGGGTCGGCTGGGTTGGCTGCCTGGGCGATGGCCGCGGGCATGGCCTCGAGGAGAGACCGCAGCTTGCCGGTCTCCTCGGCTATCACGGCCTGCACCTGGTCGCGGTGCATGAGGGTCTGGGCCTCTTGCTCCGACTTGACCATGTCACGCTTCCGCGTCTCGTGCGCCTCTTCGGCGTCGCGGACAGTTCGGCTGGCGGCCGCGCGTTCTTGAATCGACCCAGCGTTTTCAAAGTCGCGGACGGCCAGCCGGCGCATGTGGTCGGTGACGGCGAGCTCGTCGGGCAACTCGGCAAGGTCGGCCGTGGTTTGCGTTGCCGACGGTTGCACCTTGCCCCGCCGGGCGCTTTGGTTCATCCGGCGCCACTCCATCGCCGCCTCCACTGACTCGAGCGGCATCCCGCGCTTAACAGCTTTGGCGACGGCGGGCTGGCTTATGCCTAACGCCTTGGCAACTTGTCCTTGCGATAACCCTTGGGCCATAACCCATAACCACTGTCAAAGGTTATAGGCTCGCAGAAAAACATCGGTCTGTTTCGGGCACTTGCGTCCTAGGTTGCAAGTAGACTCCCTAGG